AGATCTAATACCTACCTATTCTTACACAAGATTATATAGAACAGGTAATATATTAAACAGACATAAGGATAGACCTAGTTGTGAGATATCAACAACACTTAATTTAGGTGGTGACCTATGGCCAATATTTATAGATCCAACAGGTTCTAATAATGTTGTTGATGAACGCAAAGGTATAATAAAACCTGGTGCACCTAAAGGAAATAAGGTTGACTTAAGACCTGGAGATATGCTTATATACTCGGGTTGCGAACTTGAACATTGGAGAGAACCTTTTCAAGGCAAGTTATGCGGACAAGTGTTCTTACACTATAATCATGCGAATGGGCCCTTTGCAAAAACAAATTTGTATGATAAAAGACCACTATTGGGTATACCCAAAACTCGTTGATTCTCAACGCACTTTAATATAATCTAGGATACATATGTTACAAAAAGTGGCTTTTTTGCCAGGATTCAATAAACAAGTTACTGCTACAGGTGGAGAAAACCAGTGGATAGATGGTGACAATGTTAGATTTAGATATGGTACACCAGAAAAAATTGGTGGCTGGGCACAACTTGGTTCAACAGAATTAACTGGAAGAAACACAGCCTTAGCTCACTTTGTAAATTCGGTTGGTATTAAGTATGCTGCTTTAGGAACTAACAAAATTTTATATGTATACTCTGGTGGTATCTTTTATGACATCCACCCTATTAGAGCTACATCAACTTTAACAAGTGCATTCTCTACAACTAATGGATCAGCAACAGTTACAATAACTTTTGCAGCAGACCATGGTTTAAACATTGGGGATGTTATCTTATGTGATAATTTTTCATCTATTACAAATTCTAATTTTAACTCTGCAAATTTTGATGATATTAGATTTGAAATTAAATCTATTCCAACAGATAGAACTTGCACAATACTTTTAGCATCTACTGAAGGTGGATCTGGTGCAACAACTTCTGGTGGTATCAGAGTACAAGCTTATTTTAGAGTAGGACCTGCTGTTGAAGTAGCAGCCACGGGTTGGTCATTAGGTCAATGGGGCGGAACAGCTTCTGGTACATTTGTATCTTCATTAGCTTCTGGTATCAACGCATCAGTTACAAGTTTAACAATAGCTAGTGCTACATCATTTCCTTCATCAGGAACCGTGATCATTGGTACAGAATTAATTGCATACAGTTCGGTAAGTGGTAACACTTTATCAGGATTAACTAGAGGAGCAAATGGTACAACGGCAGCAACACATTCTTCAGGTGCGGTTGTTACGGAAGCAGCAGCTTATTCTGGTTGGGGTTCAGCTCCATCAGGAGATATAATTACAGCGCCAGGTTTATGGGCATTAGATAATTTTGGTAATACTTTAATTGCAACAATATTTAGTGGTGAAACTTTTACTTGGAGTTCTGAAGGTACAGACGCTACAAACACAAGAGCAACTTTAGCATCAGGTGCACCTACAGCGTCACGTGATATGTTAGTATCTACACCGGATCGACACTTAGTATTTTTTGGAACTGAAACAACTATTGGAACTAAATCTACACAAGATCAAATGTTTATAAGATTCTCTTCTCAAGAAGATATTACAGACTACGTACCTACAGCAACCAATAGTGCTGGTACACAAAGACTGGCCGATGGATCACGGATCATGGGCGCACTTAGGGGTAGAAATGCAATCTATGTATGGACTGACACAGCATTATTTTTAATGCGTTTTGTTGGTGCACCTTTTACATTTGCCTTTGAACAAGTAGGAACTAACTGTGGATTGATTGGTAAGAATGCTGCAGTAGAAGTTGATGGTACAGTTTATTGGATGTCAGAAAATGGTTTCTTTAGATATGGTGGACAGTTAGAATCACTACCTTGTCTAGTAGAAGATTTTGTTTTTGATGATTTAAATACAGTAACTAAACAACACGTTAACGCAGGACTAAACAATTTGTTTGGTGAAATTAATTGGTTCTATGTATCTTCTGGTGCCAACACAGTTAACAGAGTTGTAACTTATAATTATTTTGACTCTTCAGCTCAAAGACCTATCTGGACAACAGGTACATTAAATAGAACAGCTTGGACAGACTCAGCTGTATTTGGTAAACCACATGCAACAGAATATGATACCTCTACAAATGGTACAGTAGGTTCAGCAACATATGTACAAGGAAACAGTGATGGTGTTTCAATATACTATGAACATGAAAAAGGATTAAACCAAGTTAAAGAAGGAACTGAGTCAGCTATTGCTTCAAATATAGAATCAGGAGATTTTGATATTAGTTTAAATAATAGTGGGGCTGCAGACATTAGAGGCGATGGTGAATACATGATGAGAATAAGTAGAGTAATACCAGATTTTTTATCTCAAACAGGAGATGCAACAGTTACATTACAGTTAAGAGATTTTCCAACTGACGTAGAAGCAAGCTCAGCATTAGGACCATTTACAGTTACAACAAGCACTAAAAAAATAGATACAAGAGCAAGAGCACGTGCTATATCATTAAAAGTATCTAACACAAGTACAAGTCAATTTTGGAAACTTGGTACATTTAGATTAGATATACAACCGGACGGAAGAAGATAATGGCTAGAATAACACAAGTACTGACATTTCCATCAAAAGAATATAATCAATTAAATGCTCAGTCTTTAAATAGAGATTTAGATGCTGTACTACAAAAACTTAACACTACGTTTCAACAAGACTTAAAAGATGAGATTGAAGCGTTTAACTTTTTTTTAAATTAATGGCAAACTCATTTGTAAACAAAAAGGTAGACCTAACAACGACTAGTGTTACTACTATATATACCGTACCTACAGCCACAACAGCTGTAATTAAATCAATTTTAGTGTCAGAAGACACTGGTAATGCAGACACAATTACTGTATCATTAACTAACACAAGTTCCGCCGTTTTTAGTTTGTTTAAGACTAAAGCTATCGGCGCTAACGCTACAGTTGAATTATTGACTGCACCTCTAGTTGTAGAGGAAAGTGAAATTATTAAAATTACAGCAGCTACAGCTAATCGTTTGCATGTAGTTTTGTCTGCCTTAGAAATTAAACCACGACAAGTAACAGTATAGATTATGGCAATAACTAGAGCACAACAAGCAAAACAATTATTAAATAAAATAGCACCTAAAGGTGAAAGACTAGCCTACATTAATTCTAGAGAAGCAAAACTTTTAAAGAGCAGAGGTGGTGCTGGTATAGATGTAAACGGTACAGGTATTAGAAGTTATTTTGATCCAGGTGTTGGTGCTGGTTCTGTTTCTGAAAGTTTAAGTGAAGCAGCTTTTGGATCAGGTGGAGCAGGAGATTCTGATGGAGGAAATTTTGGTACTATAACTGGAGGGTATAGAGAGGCTGAAAGAGCAGCAGCTGCACAAGCAGCCAGAGTAGAAGAACAAAGGAAAGAAAGAGAGAGACAAGAGAAACAACAAAAAATAACTGACAGCGCAGTAGAACAAGCTAGGGTAAATCCTTTTGGTAAAACTTTTGTAGATAGAGGATATGTTAATCCATCTACGTTTGACGTTAGAGCTGCAGCAAATAGACCACCACCTGTGGATGAAGAAGAAACTTTATTAGATAAAGGTATTGATTATGCAAAAGGCACAGCAAAAAATATAGCTATTGGAAAAGGTTTAGGTTTACTTGGAGTAGCTAATCCTTTTGGTTTAGTTGCACTAGCAATAAGTAAAATGTTTAGTAAAGGAAGAGAAGACAAAGCAAAAAAAGATGCAATACAAGATAACTTTAATAAAGCACAGTTTAGTAATAGTTTTTATGCTGGACCAACGCCTCCTTCACTTTCACCAACCCGTGGCCCAACTGGTCCTTCAGGTGGAGGTGGAGATATAGAATTTCCCTTGATTCAGCCCCCTAGTGTGATACAACAACAACAAGAAGTTATTGAGGAAGAACCAACTCCTTATAATTTTGATTTATACGCCGCAAGAGACAACAGAGTAGGAAGCAGATTTGCTCAAGGTGGCAGAACAGGATTTAATATGGGCGGCATGGAAGAAGAAAATTTACAAGCAGGTGCACCTGATTTAAGATTAGAAGGAAGTCAAATTCCACAACAAGAAGAGATGGCATCAGCACCAGGTATTGATGCAGAACTATATCAATTATTTTTAGACGCATTAAGAAAAGGTGACGTACCTCAAGGTACAACTTTTGATGCATACAAACAATTAATGATGCAAGCAATGTCCGAACAACAAGATGGACAAATGCAAGAACAAGAAATGATGCAATCTGAAATGATGCAACCACAAATGCAAGAACAAGCAATGATGGAACCTGAAAGAGAGATGGCTGCTTA